ATTTAGGCTATCCGACTTCTCCAGGGAAGACTTCCTGGAAATGATGATCAGAGGCAAGACCACATACAGCAAGGCGGAGATGTACACCACCATCTAAGCCCCTGGCAGGCCGTGTGTCATGCTTCTGCATCAAGCAAGGTAGCAACCAACCCAAAGAACGACAAAAGGCACACAAAGCCTGCTGTCGTCTTCCAGGCCAAAAAGACGATGAAGGTCGGCTCCTCACGGTCCGAAAAAAGGTACTGTGAGGGGCCGACCCCTCCGTCGCGGGCTCGACGACCCCGAAAAACGTCCAGTTAGGGAAAAAATTTTTTCCTGAACTTTACTTGTGAGCCGGTGTAGCTCAGCGGGAGAGCAGCCGCCTTTTAAGCGGCAGGTCATGGGTTCAACACCCATCACCGGCACCATCCGAGGAAAGGAGCTGACCAGGATGGCCCAAAAGAAGCCGGAACCCGCCGGATACTGCAACACGGCTGTCCTGGCGAACCTCTTTGACATCACCGCTCAATGGGTGGGGGAGCTGACCCGGAACGGCATCCTCCGCAAGCACGAAACCGAGGTAGGCCCCCGGTATAACGTGGTCGAGGCCACCCGCGCCTATGTCAAGTACCTGCGGGAGAAAGCGGCGGGGCGGAGCGACAAGGACGATGCCGCGGCCGAGAAGGAGCAGCAGAAACT